TTATTGAAGAATTAAGCACAGAGGGTCTATGCAGACTGGGCAATTGTCATTATTTTTTATAATTAATACAATCGATATAGACTATTTTTCTGAAAATTCATAACATTTTTCAATTATTTTACGACTATTTTCCAGATTTTATGCCATAGATTCATGTCAGACTTGAAAATGTCTGTCTTGATTTCATAAATTTGTTCATTTGATTGATTTTTTAGTTCGATGATCTTGTCATGAAAATCTTGATAGATGGTGTTGAGTGGGCAGTCAACATACTTGTTGCTCCACGAGCCTTCTGTGAGATACAGTACATTCGGCATATGTTTGCGAATTTCTGATACAGCAAAGTCATGACCGAATTTACGCTTATTTTCAGAAAATTTACAAAACAAGTTTGAAAATTGTTCATAAGATGACATATTTCTTATAGTATTATATTCTTGAATGTTCATAATTTACAATATAGTTCACATGCTTTCTATCTGTATTATCATGTTGTCTGACAATATTCTTTCAGAAATGCTTGACAGCTTGTTCAATATTTTCTGTTCATCTTCATTTGCACAGATTTGCATATAGAAACTGTCACGACGCAATTCTACTGTTACGCATTTGATGTGTGGACCTTTTGTCTTGTATGTCTTATGCACTGTACCTATCTCAGTGTGTTCTTCATCAGTAGCATAGACTGTGAAGTGAAGATAGTCAGCTGTCTCTACCATCACTTTGTCAGAGATAGACTTCAACATGTCAGTCGTGCATATCCATATGTCAATCATAGCAGCATAGAGCCCCATACGTCTTCATCAGACTCAAAGAAGCAAGTTTGAGGAGGGGTGATGTCATCTACTTGCTCTGCAATAGACAGAGAGTCAAAGTCTATTTCTGGCTGCATAGCGCCATAGCATGCCCAGTATAGTCCAGACACTAAGTCATCATGAGAGCCGTTGTTTGGCCCCTTGAATACATTTGGCGACACTTCTTCAAACCTTGAAAGCTGCTTGATAGTTTCACCGTCTTTCAACAGTAAGACATTGTGCTCTATCAGTCGCTTTAGTTCTATGCAGGCGTCTAGCTTTGAAGTCTTTGTTGCTCTAGTACCGATCTTTCCATTGTGGTCAGTGTTCAATACAGTTCCACACTCTTCATCAAACCACACTTTGTCAGCTACAGTCTTGCCTATTTCGTTATTTTCTATGATCATCGGGGCGTCATTATAGAATCTGTCTATGTCTGCCACGATAGTAGCAAACTTTTCAGCATCTACTGTGTTGTCGGCATAGCAAGCAACTTGTTCAAACTTTTCTCTAGAATATAGTCTGATTACTTGTATGACCGCATAGTCTTTGCCGGTACCTGTGGCTGAGTCTACCCCAATGACATATAGAGCCCCTTTGACAGGGGGCTGCCAGATTTTCATTGAATATCCGTACTTGTACTGCGACGGCTCAACAGGAACCATCTTGTCAAGGCAGTCTGGATCTACCAATGTAGAAGTAGATCCGATGAATGCACAGTTTCCATTCAATATCCCATTTGCAGTAGCATACTTATGGTCAGGTACAACGTTCAACGGCGAATATACTGGAAGTGACGTTTCTGTGACTTCTACTGATTTTACAGTATGCTTCTTGTTGTCAATAGAGTCAAGAATGTCATTCGGTTTCAAGTTTTCTGCGAAAGTCTCTACGTTGTCGATATAGAACTTGTGCCCCCTAGACACAGTCATTCTAGAATCGTCATCAAACGTAAGTTTGACAATGTTCTTTGTAGTCTGCATCAATCCTTCAAATCTGTGGAACTTGCCATCAGCCCCTCGAATCTTCAGTCCGGCACTGATTGTAAATCATATAAGACATTATAGTGTCACCTCAAATAATTTGTATATTATCTTAATATTTAATTATGAAAAAGCCAGTATCAATAGATACTGGCAAGAATACATATACGGAATTTTTTAATTATTGCTGTATAGAGACACCGTTGACGAGACTTACGCCTTTACTGACCATGTCCCATGTATTGTAGTTGAACTGAATGGATGGACTTACTTTTCCGTTACCTTCAGCATCAAGATCTACAGTTCCATTGCTAGTTGGAAATACATCGTAGAATACCCAATAGTTGCTGAGCTCGTTCTTTAGGGCAGAATCATAAAGATGCACTTCTACTTCTGCAGTATATTGTGCAATAAAGTCAGAAACGGCTCCTCCAGGTTCAATAGAGAATTGAGAAACCCCTTTAGGTCCAGCAGGCACAGCATGATTGTAGATAGCATTCTGCCATTCAAAGAAGAATCTTTGTGTAGCTAGATCTTGAAATTCATCAAACTTCACAGTCACATCACCGTCTGTAGTAGTTCTCCCAGGATAGTTACGTTTAGAACCCATGTATTGTGTATCGATCTTGCTTATAGTCTTTTGCGGCAACGTAATAGAACGTGCTCTAAGCATCAATGTTGTTCCTGCATCATCTCCGGTGGCAGTAACGATATTCTTGTTCAATGTATTCAATATTTGTGAAATAGCGCTACCGCTAATGAACTTGAATCTCACTTGAAAGAGAAAGTTCTTAAGTAGATCTGGATAGTTTAGAATGCTACTTGTATATAGGTTCAATGATTCTGCCATAAACTTTTGTCTCCGTATATGCTTATGCATTCGACTTCTTAGAGCGTTCATTACTTAATTCAATAAGTTTTGTCTTTATCCAGTCTAAATCGGTGCTGATCTTAGCAAATGTTGCTTGAATATGCATGTCATCATATTCATCAATTCTTTTCTTTATTCCGTTCAATTTCTTTTTCATCAGTTCTGATTCTAAACAACAATGCTATAATAGCAGCTGCTAAGACTGGACTAGCATTTTGAATTAAGTTGAGTATTTCTGCCATCGTATGCATTTCCTATGTTTTATTTATTTGTATGCATTGACAGTAATATGTCAAAATTTCACAGTTACAACTCCTGTCAATTGTGTGCCGCCAGCAGAGCCGATATATTGTACCTCGTTTATACATGTCTTAAAGCAGTCTTTTATTCCGCTTAGACAACATTTTCATTGCAGTTTCATGTGTGTTTGGGGCTTGACTGAACATTTTAGTCTTTAATGCTATAGCTTGAACATCAAAATTGGCCAATAACGTTATCGGCATAGGGGTCATGAATCCAGCAATCTTACAGTCAATAGTCCATAAAGACTTTGTAATCGTATAGCTGAACAGTCGCAGTAGTCCGACTATAGCGTCATTTCCAGATTGTAATTGACTTTTTATATAAGTGGGTAAAGGAATGTTTACAGTAGAGGAGATATTGAATCCGGCTTATTAGTCCTGTGATCGGAGTTGTCACTGGGCCAGTTACACTGGTTCCAACAAACATGAACTTAGCATTACTGTATTCGGCTAAGAATGCCCTCCAGAATTCAGTCAGAGCTGATGCTGTAGCAGTCACCACTTTGTCTGGCGTGTCTGCTGAACTGCTGTATTTTGAAAATATAGAACCGTATTGAGGAAACATGCTATACGTATACATTCACATTGGGCAAAGCTATTGGATCACAATGGGGTGCTCCGGTAAATAGACAGTTCGACAAATTATTTACTTTTCTTTTGGTTGGACTTGCCTGCTTTACCCCGTTTATTTCAACGTCTACAGCATTATTTCCTATGTTTATGTCACCTGACTTTGCATTTATGTTTACAGTGCCTCTGTCAGAAGTAATGTTTATGTCCCCGGTAGTAGACTTCAGATTCACAGTTCCAGCAATAGTTATGTTAGCCCCTGGAATATCTGTAGTGACAGAGGCGCTAGGCTTGATCATTGGGATAGATGTCTCTATTGAGATAGCCCCATTTGGTGAAATAGTCACAATAGTACCGCTTCTGTGGGTCATTCTCATTTCACCAGAAGCACGATTTAGTGTAACGCGTTCACCTTCGTCAGTGTGTAGCAATACCATCAAGTCAGGGTATTCGATCACTTCTTCTAGATGGTCTAGCAGTTCAGTAGTAGCATAGTTTTCTATATTTGCTGCTATTGCTGTATAGATAGGCTTATGATCGTCTCCGTGATCAAAATACCCTCTAACAACAGTGCCTACTTCTGGAATGACTAGATTGCCTCTCTTAGAACCTAAATAAGTAGATTCGGGTAAAGCCCATGGTATGGCAGTTTCAGCTATGTCGTCATAGAACCCAAAAATCTTGATCTTTACTCGTCCAAGATACAATGGATCTGAATTGTCTATGACTTTACCTGTCCAGCTATGATTGAACTTTTGTTCTCCGTTGTCAGAAAACAACTGTTGAACACTGTTGTTGTTGTTTATCAGAATGTCACGTATATTATTGTTCACAATTACACCGTCAAGTTGGGTTTCTTGTTAGTGCCGTCAGACACTAGTGTGACAACACATTTCGCTGTTCTATTGTCACTTATTACATATTTAAGTTGAGCCACGATATAGTCTCCGGTGTAATTTTCACTAAGTTCTGCATCAGAGTTCCCACAGTCTAGAGTGACTTTTTGCCCAATGTGGGGCAACGTGTTTGTAAGCAATACGTCATTGTTCTGCTGATTGACATCAAATGTCAGGTCGATTGTCATATTGAAGAATGATGCCAATATGGCTCTGTTGTGTGCAGGGGCAACGTCATAGTGCGCATGCGTATTTGGCATATGATAGCCGACATCAATACTGTTGTTCGTCACTTCATATAGAGACTGAATTTTTGATGACTTGCTGGCCATACTTGTTTCAGGGTTGTTATATGTAGTCTTCAGTGCACCGGTAACAAATCTGTTAGTGAGTGAGTTTGATAAAGCTAGATCTGCAAAATTAAAGTCTGTCAAAGTGTCAGCATTCAGAATACCTAATGGATTAAACATATATTCAGTTTGTGCATATGCTTCATTCTTGATAGTAGATACCCCTGCATGATTTCTAACAAAAGCGGAAGCGTATCTGTAGCAATTTGGATGTTCTCCAGTTCTTTTTGCAGGAATATATGTAACTTCTGATGTCTTCTGAGCTAATGTATTGCATGATGTTATTACTGCCGCCTTAGTGAAAGCCTCTTCTATTTCTTCATTACTAGAGTTCTCATCAAATGACTTGTCATTGACAAATGATGTATACGCGAGCATAGCATCATTGTCAGAAATCCATGAATGACTTAGAAATTTATTGACGCATTGATAGACTTTGTTGTTTGTATTTAACCAAGTCATTGAATCGGTCGTTGATACGTCGGAAACAGCATCAAGTCCCCCTGCATTAAGCTGTGCTTTGATTGCATTCACGCTAGTTTCTGTATTAGTTGAAAACTGTAATATAGACTTAGGGGGATATGAATACACTGATGCGAGTGTTGCTAGTGCATCATACAAGCATGTCACTATATAAGCGGTAGTTCCAGTCATTCCTGTTTCTTTGGCATAACTTTCTGCTTTTGTTAAGATATCGTTTATAGTGTTTTCATATACTTGTTCTAAAATATTTTTTCGTACACCTATAAATATACCTGTTGTTAATGCTAGTACTAGGGCAATTATTACAATAACTGCAATTAATTCCACTAAAGTAAAACCCTTATTTTTCATTTTTCCCTCCACTTACTCTACTATTTAATTATAAAGTATTTAATAGTATATTTCAA